CCTGCCGCAAGGAATGATATTCTTGCCAAGCGTTTCGGACTGCCGATGGAGGGTTATACCTATTACTTCACCTACGAAGAGACACTGCCGCATCGTAAACGCGATTACTGGCAGATGGCCTGCGCGCTGGGCGGAGACCTTTCTCAGGGTGACGACTTCTGTTCGTTCACATTTTTGTTCCCGTTGCGTAACGGTTCCTTTGGCGTGAAGACCCGAAACTACATTACTTCCAGAACACTGAATAAGCTGCCCGCTGCTATGCGTAATAAGTATGAGCAGTTTATGGATGAGGGCAGTCTTGTCGTTTTGGATGGAACGGTTCTGGACCCGATGCAGGTCTATGAGGACTTGGACGAGTACATCGTTGCGTGTGGGTATGATGTCCGCTGCTTTGGCTATGACCCATATAACGCCAAGGAGTTTGTGGAACGCTGGGCGGCTGAGAACGGCCCGTTCGGCATTGAGAAAGTCATTCAGGGAGCGAAGACGGAGTCCGTTCCATTGGGTGAGCTGAAGAAGCTGGCCGAAGACCGGATGCTCCTCTTTGACGAAGAGTTGATGACCTATGCTATGGGTAACTGCATCGCCATGGAAGATACCAATGGAAACCGGAAGCTGATGAAGAAGCGGTATGAGCAGAAGATCGACACCGTGTCGGCTATGATGGATGCCTATATCGCTTACAAGCGGAATCCGGAAGCATTTGAATAAGAGAGGAGGATGTCATGGATTACCTTGACAAGCCTGACCCGCAAACTTTTATCGCTCACCATGGCATCAAAGGCCAGAAATGGGGTGTTCGCCGTTTTCAGAATGAAGACGGTAGCTTGACAAAGGCGGGAAAAGAGCGATACAATGAACAAAACAGCCCCAATTCGAGTGATAACTCCGAGAACCAAAAGTTTCATTTGACTGAAAAGCAGAAGAAATATTGCAAAACCATTGCCATTGCCACTGGAGTCGCTCTCGTCACCTATGCTGGTTTTAAGCTCGCCGATAGCGGGGAGCTAAATAGACTCGTTGAAAAAGCAAAAGAGGTAAGTCTTGGATCGCACTACCAAGGATTCTCAAAAAATGAGGATTATTCCGGTCCGCTAAGCGTTGAGTCTATCAAGGACGGTTTGCTTAATAAGATCAACCCGAATTTTTCAAGCACTTTCAGTTTGGGCTCGGTAGGAAGTTATAATAATTGCAAGCGGTGCACTTTTGCTTATGAACTTTCGCGACGTGGTTACGATGTCAGAGCAACACAGACCATTGCTGGAACGGGTCAAAATTTGAATGGGAATAACATGATGTTATTTGTTCCTCGTTGTTCCCGAAAAGATTATAAGCAAGCATTATGGAGAGCTAAATCATTTACCATGCTCCGCAGACTTTGAACGGTCTGCGGAATTTTTTATGCCATGAAGGAGGTGATGAGTTCCGAATGGAAATGACAGTTGCCACGCGGCTAAAGCACGCATGGAATACATTCATGAACCGAGATTCTTATGTTTCTCGGATGTCGATTGGGCCGAGTTACGGTTATCGCCCCGACCGTCCACTCTTCAGCCGTGGAAATGAGCGTTCGATCATTACCTCGGTCTATAACCGTATTGCGCTGGATGTCTCATCTATGACCGTTCAGCATGTGCGGCTGGATGGCAGCGACCGATTCAAGGAGGTCATCGAGAGTGGGCTTAATAACTGTTTAACGGTAGAAGCCAATGTTGACCAGACCGGAAGGGCCTTTATGCAGGACATTGTTATGTCGATGCTGGACGAGGGCTGCGTTGCTATCATCCCTGTCGATACAAACTTTGATCCTGAGAAAACCGGCGGCATTGACATTGAGACGATGCGGACCGGCAAGATTCTTGAATGGTTCCCGCAGCATGTAAAGGTTCGCGTCTACAATGACCAGCGCGGTGAGAAAGAGGATATTCTTGTTCCCAAGAGTACCGTCGGCATTGTGGAGAATCCTTTCTATGCTGTCATGAATGAACCGAACTCTACGATGCAGCGGCTTATCCGAAAGCTGAACCTGCTGGACGCCATTGACGAGCAGAACAGTTCCGGAAAGCTGAACCTCATCATTCAGTTGCCGTATGTCATCAAGACAGAAGCACGTCGTCAACAGGCGGAATTGCGCCGACAAGATATCGAGAACCAGTTAGCCAGCTCCAAATATGGTGTTGCATACACTGACGGAACTGAGCATGTGGTCCAACTGAATCGCCCCGTCGAGAACAACCTGATGTCCCAGATCGAATACTTAACGAGTATGCTTTACAGCCAGTTAGGTTTGACCCAGGGCATTCTGGATGGTTCTGCCGATGATAAGACGATGCAGAACTACCTGACTCGAATCGTTGAGCCAATCCTCTCTGCCATTGTTGATGAAATCAAGAGGAAATTCCTCACCAAAACTGCTCGGTCGCAAAAGCAGTCCATCCTGTTCTTCCGAGATCCCTTCAAGCTGGTGCCTGTCGATAAGATCGCTGAGATGACTGACAAGTTCACCCGCAACGAGGTCATGACCTCGAATGAGATCCGGCAGAAGATCGGCATGAAGCCTTCTTCCGACCCAAAGGCGGACGAGCTGCGCAACAGCAATCTGAGCGCACCGGCGGAAAGCACGCCGGCATCAACACCGAAGGAGGACAACAATCAAAATGGAGAAGAAACTTAAGTACGACTTCAGCGGCTGGGCGACGCGCAATGACCTTGTGTGCAGTGATGGCCGCACCATTCGCCGTGATGCGTTTGCGCATTGCGACGGAAAGACCGTCCCCCTCGTATGGAATCACCAGCATGACGACCCGACCAATATTCTTGGCCATGCGCTGCTGGAGAACCGCGAGGATGGCGTTTACGCTTACTGCACATTCAACGAAACTGCTGCCGGTAAGGCTGCTAAGCTGATCGTGCAGCACGGAGATGTGGATTCCCTGTCTATCTATGCCAACGGCCTGAAGCAGCAGGGCGGAAATGTGATGCATGGTGACATCAAGGAGCTGAGCCTTGTGGTCGCCGGTGCAAATCCCGGAGCATTCATCGACTTTGTCGATCTTGCTCATGGAGAGGGCGCTGAGCAGGAAGTCATCTTCTGCGCCAACGAACCTATCACACTCGCCCATGCAGATGAAGGCAAAGCTGATGACTCTGCCGATGATGGCAAGAAGTCCGTTGATGGCGATAAGAAAGACACCGGAGACGGCGATACCGTTGAAGATGTCATCAACAGCCTGACCGAAAAGCAGAAGACCGTTGTGGTTGCTCTGCTCGCAAATGCCATGGCCCACAGCGATTCTGACGACGATGATGGCGAAGAGAAGAAGGATGACGGCCACATCGAACATTCTGACAAATCCGAAGGAGGAGACAAGACTATGAAACACAATGTTTTCGAGAAGCCTGAGGACAATCAGGCGACCACCCTGAGCCAT